CAGTGGAACGCCCCAGGGATTGTACTGGTGAGCTGCAGTAAAGCGAGCCACGAAGTGGGCGCGGTTGGTATAGCCACCGAAGCCGTTCGGCACAGGAACGGTCACCAGGTCGTATACAGTCGGGTTGCCGCTACCATCCAGGCACTCGATAATTTTAGGCTTTAGGATGTCGCGCCCCACTCGCTGGGCGTTTTTTATAGCCTCAACGTCCCGGCGCAGTTGTTTGAAGTCCTCCGCAAATGCCAGTTCTGATACTAATCCAAGCCTGCCCATTACACCTCCTGCGTGAAGCCGTAGTTGTCGACCGTCAGCGCAATATCCTCGGCGTCGTTTTCGTCGAGAGTAACGTCGATTTGCTCGATACGATAAATGTCATTAAGTGGCAGGCTCGGGTGTCCCTGCACCTCGACAGGTATACGGTCGCCCACCCATACGGTATTGAGATCGATGAATTCGCCGGAGACGGTTAGTTTTGGCAATATTAGCAGGTCTTTTGTTTTTGCATTTTCAGTGGCAGTGTTTTGATCAAGCACGTCCTGGGTACTGACGGAGTTGAAACTTACGATGCGCATTCGTGTACCGTAGTTTAACCGGCTGTCGGTGTCCTGCGCGTCCCCGCCCTCCGAGCGCACTGTTTCCTCACCGAACCCAGAGCCAAGCCCGATCGTGTAATTGAACAGGTTGAGCGCCGTTTTTGGCGTGCTGATGCTTTTAATGTTATACGGATATGTTAGCCGGTTGTTTGGGCGGTATGTTCCCTGCATCTCGTACGTGTTGAATTTGCGGTCGTGCGTAAAGGCAAAGTCGAACTTTCCGTTGATGAGTTCGGTCAGGTTCATAATGGCGTCTTTGATATTTTGGTCGATAAAGTTGCGGTCGCGCTGTACGCCAGTAACGTATTGATCCGGACCATCGACAACGCCAAAGTCGCCATATACCGTTTGTGTTTCATCAAGCATATCCCACGCTATTTCAGTCGCCTCGGTTGCCACATAGTTTTTAGTAATATAGCGGTCGCGGAATAGATCCAGGAAGCCGTTGCATTTTACAACCATATTAGCGCCACCCTCATTGAAGGTATAAGAAATATCAACCACCTGCGTACCGAATAAATAACCACCCTCGCGCTTTACGCGGACGTCAGTCACATACGGCACTAGCGTAGCCTCCGGGTCGCGCCCGGCTTCGACGCAGTGGTTCTCAAATGCTTTCACATCTAGGGTAAACGCCAGCTCCTCACTGTCGTTGCGTTTGATTTTATAGCTGCGCGCGGTGGCAAGTTTACTGATGTCAGCGACCATTACGCCATTGATCCATAGCTCTAATTCATATTTTAGTTGAGGTGTCATGAGCTAGATCCCCGTCACGCCGTTACGCCATACAACCTCTGCGTAGCCGTCGTCGTCTACAGTATCGGTGTCGAAGCGGATGGCATTATTGCCGACCAGGAGTCCGAACCATACACTGCCGTCGACTTTATTGCCGATGACGTCCGAACCATTGAGTTTTACTGTGCGGTTGAGCATATCGATTACCAGCTCGTCGCCGGTATTGGTATTGATACTCATAGCGAACTGCTCGCCGGTCGCCTGGTTTGTGAGTATAGGGTCGTGAGTAGTATCGAATATAGTTATGACCGGATAGACCACCGCATTGCCGCTGTTAGTTACGACCGTAGGTGCGCCGCCACTGTCCCAGACTACCGGCAAAATGTAAGGCGTAACATAACCACCGTTGTCGACAGTTCGCTCGACTGTAGCGGTCTGCTCGTCTCCACCTTCTGTGCTGTAAAATAGTGGGTCGCCTGCAGTAAGCTGGACCATGTAGTCGCTAGTATAACCGCCCTGGCTGTACTCGACCTTTGCATCGGTAACGTTTGCGTCAATACGGAATTGCTCACCGGCAAAGTTGGTTATATACACCGGTATTGTTGTGCCAAGAGGTAGTGCAGCGAGTAGCGTTTGACGGTCTAGCGCATGTTGCGCTCGAGAGCCGCCTATTTGCCCGATTTTACCCTCAATACTCACCATACGGAAGCCGAACTGCTGGTCGGTTACTAATCCGCCAGACCGACCGCTGAATAAGAAGCTCGAGGTACGAATATCGGCTGGACCGAGTCCGCTTACTTCTTTGATAATGAAGTTGCCACCGTTGGGATCGGCGCTGAGGGTTATGTCGTTTGGTAATAGTATATTCATCTTATCGCCTTACCTGCCATGCTAAGTCTCTTGTTACTGAGTCTAAATCAACTTGGTTGTAAATACTATTGTTCTGAACAATCTGCGGACCAGCAACACCACCGCCTACGCCCAAGCCTGCTGCGTTGACGCTTGCGCTTGGCGTTAGGTTGGTAGCAATGTCACCTGCCATATTTGAGCTTGCTAGAGCGCTCACAGCGCCAGCTGTCATGCTGTTGACTGCGCTGACTACCATACCAGCCTTTTTATAGATACCTTGCGCTACACCAGCTGGCACTTCCTCTGCCAAGTCAGATGCGACCTTTGATGGTGAATGGATACCCAGAGCATCACGAATTGGACCCGGTATTACCTGCTTAATGAGTGCGAATATCTTGTCTTTGAGCCAGTTGCCTGCGCCAGACATACCATTCCAAATACCCTCAACAATGTTCTTGCCGATTTCGCCAATCTTGCCGAATGCGTTTTTGATGTTGTTGAAGATGCCACTAAAGAATTCGCCAGCTTTGCCCCATAGACCCGTGACGAAGTTCCAGGCGTTTTGAAATGCCTGTTTGATGGTGTCCCAGTTCTTGACTATCAAGCCCACTGCGATGCCAATGGGACCAGTGATTATTGCAAGCAATAGCGGCCAGTTAGCCTTTACCCAGTCAATAACAGCGCCTATGGCGTTTTGTATGTTCGTCCAAGTATCGCTGAAAAACTTGCCAACAGCCGCAAGCCCTGTTTTGATGTCTTCCCACACGGCTGATATAACGTCGCCAAATGTTTGCATTATCTGCTTGCCCAGTTCTGTCTGAGTAAAGAAGTATGTTAGCGCTGCGACCAGCCCAACAACGGCTATGGTTATCAGCCCGATTGGGTTTGCCGCTAGTACGATATTGAATAGCCCTTGTGCAATGGTCATTGCGGTTGTGACTGCCTGCCAAATCTTGAATGCTGCCACCATAGCGGTGATACCTACCACTATTGGCATAATGATGTCTTTGTTGTCGGCGATAAAGCCAAACACGTCTTTTAGTACCTGCAATGTTGGCGGTACTGCTACGGCAATCATCTTTAGTGCTGACTCGAAAGCCTTGCCGATGCTTGCTATGCCCTCTGATAAGTTTTTCTGACCAACTGCATCAATAATACTGGCTATGCCACGAGTAATCGCTGTCTGGGCATTCTGCATACCCGTTTGGATACCGCTAGTCGAGTCTTTGGCTTGATCGGCAAATGACTTGAAGCCCGGCAGACCCTCTTTGTTGAGATTTACGATTGAGTCAGTGAATTGCTGAAATGTGATAGTTCCATCCTGCAATTTGTTGTACAGCTCTAGCGTGTTACCACTTGTGATGCCCAGAGCCTTGGCTGTTTGCGACAGTGTAGCTGGCATTGCTTCTTGCAGTGTGCGCCAAGCCATCATGTCTGGCACGCCCTTAGATAGCATCTGGCTGAATTGCTCAATAGCGTCAGCTTGACGGTAAGTTGGACCACCACCAGCTAGAACGGCGTTGTTGAATGCCAATGCTACGTCGGTTGCTTTGGTTAGACTGCCCGATACAGGTGCGAGACGGGTGGCAAGTCCAGTTATTTGATCGAGCGCCGTAGGCAAGCCGATAACAGCTGTCGCCATCCTCTGTACTTGCTGTTTGGCTTCATCGGCTGAATACCCAAGGTTTTGCATGACAGTCGGGAAGCGAGCCAGAGTATCTACGCGACTGACTGCATCACCCAGCGAGTTGCTGATTGCCGACATTGCCTTTTGCATGGCTGCCTGAGCGACACCAGCTATTGCGCCAGCCAGTACTGCGGCTTTGGCACTGAACTCATTACTGAATTGTCCAGCGAACTGCCCACCTAGCCCGTTAAAACCAGCTGCAATCTTAGATTGTATGCCGGTCATGTTCGGTGCTATGTGTACATATGCTGTTCCAATGTCGTTTGCCATTTGTTGGGTATCTCTCGGGTTTTATTAAGCCGGGTTTGCCGCTCCGTAAGCGTGGTTGTATATTGCAAATTATACCATAAGCTGTTACACGCGCCCAGCATCCTTTGCCTTGACTAAAGCCATACGCCCAATGTAGTTTGAGTGAGCATCGCCGTGTGGGTCAACCGTAAGTGTAGCGATGGCTCGACGACCACGACGAATAGTACCAACTCGGGTACTTAGATTGATGTCTGGTGGGTTGCTTGACATGCTACCAGCCATTGCTGACGCTCTGGCTTTGATTGCCTCTGCCGACGTTTGGATGGTCTTTGCCGCCAAATCTGTCAGTATATCTTCGCCACCTTGTGGGTCGAGTTGAAACGTTATGAATTTGCCCATGCACTTAGTATAGCTCATGCGTATGGGTGATTACTATTAGGCACTCCCCCACCCTGCCTTGGGTGTCGCATGAAAAAAGCCGTCAAGGTGTTTGACAGGCTGTAAATTTTATTATGATAGGGTAGGGGAGTGGTCGCCACCCCCGTTAAGCGTTGTATTGCCTACAATGCCACTTTTTGCCCAAAAAAGCCAGTAGGGGAGTGGTCTTTGTCTATTTTCGGGGTCTTGCCAGTAGCTCTTTAATGGTATCGGTATCAGCTGCAATGCTATCTTTGGCAATGGCGCTCTTCTGGGTAGCAGTCTTCATGAATGCAGGTACAAATAGCTTAGGTTTATGCTGTGGCGACTTGCGCTGGGCATCCTTGCTGTTCTGCCATACCAGCACCTCAAGCAAGAATGCCATTTTGTTTTGCAAGACTTCGGACCAGCCCCATTGGTTTGACGGCTCAAGCGCACAGAAAACACGGCATTCGCGTGGTAACTGAAATAGCAACCTCGCTGCTCTGCCGTGTAGCACCTGCGAAATGTCTAGGTTGTAGTATTGCTGAAAGTCCGCCTCTAACTGGTCAAAATAATCACGGCGTATTTTGTGTAGAGCTATTCTTTTGGGTCGTAGTTCGCAACAATGACTTCATAGACTTTTAGAAGTTTACTGACACGGAAGCGACCTTTGTAGTCTGGGTCGGCTGGTTTGCCATCAGCCTTTAGTTGCTCAGCGTGTAGCTTGGCATCTTCATCACGAAAATGTGCTTTCATATCGTTCAAGCCTTTTTCACCGATCATGTATTTGACCAGCTCAACAATACCGGCAGACTGCCCCTTGTTTTCGATGCGGTCAATAAGTTCAAACGCCTCAACGTCGTCTAGTAGGTCTGGGTTAATAGTGAACTTGAAACCGAACGCTTCAACCTCTTTTAGCCCATCATTTTTTTGATCTGTGGCATCAGCCATAACTCACTCCAATTCTATTTAGTATCGTAGTTCAAATTATAGCATAAACAAAAACACCCAGAATAGTCTGGGTGTCTCTGCCGAAGTATTGCGTCGCTTAGGATGCTACAAGAGCAATGTACTCGGTGTGGGTGTTACCTTCGCTGTCAGGGTATGCCTTAAGCGTTATTGGATACGCGATAGGCTCGCCGTCCACATAGGTAATCTCGCCGCTACGATCAACGATTTGACCTCGTTCGACAACGATACGCTTGATGCGTCCGCCGGTCATAACGAGTTCAGCAACAAATACGATTTCAGGAAGCGGCGTGCCGTTTGCCTTGATCGTAATGTTATCGCCAACCACAGTGACATTATCCTCACCATAGTACAACTTCGCAGTCTCAACGTTTGTTTCGATGAGATTGAACGTGAACATTTCCGCATAGGTGGTTTGTCCCGACAATACATTGTCGCCGCCCCATGCAAATGTATCTTCGACGTCTGTTTCGGTGTTGTTTACCAACCCCTCTTCACTAACATATCCCAAGCCTTTGAAAGCTGGGTCGAGCGAAGCGCTCGCTGTAGTTGGGAGAGTAGTCCCGGCAGGTGCTACGAATAGCGCACCGGTGGCTTTTGGCTTACCAAACGAAACTTTGCTGGAGTCATTCATGGTTTTAGTCCTCTGAGATTGTCGGCACAACTATTCGCTAGGAATGCTCTGCTTG